GGCCCAGGCACAGCTACCTGGCTGGGCGGTACGGGCACAATCCTGCTGGGTGGCTTCCTGTGGTTGAGGAAATTCCTCTCCAGGGATGCGACCGACCGCGCCATGGACAACGCCGACATCGGCACCGTCCGCAGGCTGAACGAACTGCTCGACTCTGAGCGCCTGGCTCGCAAAGAGGCCGAGGCCCGATCTGACCAGTTCGCCAAAGAGCGCAACGAACTGGCTGCCGCTGTCGGCCGGATGGAAGGGAAGATCGAAGCCCTGACCAGCCAGATCACTCAACTCACTGACAAGGTCACATCGCAGAGCGCAGAGATTGCCCGCCTGCGTACCAAGTTGGGAGGGCTCAACTGATGGAAAGATGCGTCAGAGATTTCATCGCCCGGCGCTGGTGGCGTCGGGTAGAAGTGTGGGTGATCGCCTCGCTGCTGGTCACTGGATCGTTCGCGCTGGGCTTTGGTGCTTCGCAATGGTCGCTTGCCAGCTGGTACAGCGCCCAGGTCTCCGAAGTGCGCCGTGGCTATGACGAGGCCACGGTGCAGCGCGACATGCGCCTGAACAAGTTGACCAAGACCGCGACCGATGCAGCAGGGAAGGTTGAGGACGCAGCCGGCAAGGCCACCAAGGCAGCAGAGACAGCCAGCAAGGCCGCCGACAAGGTGAACGAGGCGGTAGAGCGGCAGACGCCGTAAATTCTGGACCACTCATTTCTGCTGCGAGAAGCTCATGAAGATCAAAATGCGCGCTGGCAGCCTCGTCGACGCGCTGCAAAAAAATGCAAGCAGGTCTCGACGCGCTCTCATTTTTCAGAGTCGAGGCGTGGAAAAATCGCCCGACGTGTTCAGGTCAACTGCTACTCAAACCTGGCCTTTTTGATATCGCCTTGCTTGTTTTGAAGATAGATGGAGTAAGGCAGTAGCACTGTATCAGCGACAGCTGATAGCCCCATGTCGAAAACGATAAGTGCTGGAGCAGGGTACCCATCAGAACCAATGATTTTCCGTGGTTCCGCATCGAGTGTGCAGTAGTCAAAGACGGTACCACTGTAGATACGAGGAACCGAATCACAGTGGGAATGCCAGCGCGCCAGCTTATTGCTAGCCAAGGCATCATGCCGAAATGTAGTGTTGATGGTTCCACATCCCGAGGCTGAAGCGGCCGCGAGTATCAACAATATGCATCTGAATTTCATTGAGCCGACTCCTGTGAACGGACCGGAATTGTAGTCGATCGGGTGAAGTCACGGCTTGATATCTACCCTGCCATTTAGTGACGCGGAGTGACCATGTCCAATCCTACTTTCCATAGTGCCGGAGACGGCCGTGGTCGCAGGTCGGTGCGCGTTAATGGCAACGAGATTGATCATGTCCTGTGGTGCGATACCGACGCCAGGGTTGTGGTCTTCGTGCCTCAGCCTATGAGAGTCAAGCGCAATGACCGTGACGAGGTTTACACCAGGCGCTTGCGCGGCCAAGTCAGGGTTTTCTACAACGGCGGCGTCGTTCAACCTGGCCGCGTCACACAGTGGAGTAAAGCATGAGCAACGTCACAAACATTCGCCATGCTGCTCCAGTGAGCGCGGAGATCAGCAAAGCGCTCATTGATATGGATGCTGCCATCGTCAAAGCCATTGATTGCGCCAAGGCTGCTGGGCTGCCTCAAGGCTTTGTCGTCTCCACCTTACACGGGCACGCCCACTCGCAAACGCACTTGATGGTGTTCCAATGAGCGTGAAGGTGTTGGAGTTCAAGCGCGAGGACTGGCGCGATGCCGCAAAGACCCTACGCAAGATTGCGGACGACCTCGATGCCGGTGAGCATCCCGAGTGCAGGGTAGGCGCATTGACGCTGATCGGACCGAAGGGTGAGGTGACCGTGTTCGGTCTCGGCCCGAAGTGTGACGACCTGCAATGCCTGGGCGCCATGCGCCTAGGTGAGCAGAAACTGATTGATGTGTTGCTGGATACTGATGATTAAAGGTGTGCCGCAGGGCTAACCATTTTTCTGATACCCGCTCATCTTTGCGGCTATGAGTGCTCGCTCTTTGGTGAGTGGCTTAAGCACGCCCTTGGCATCATCGAGCAGCATGTACAGAAAGTATCGGTCGTCCTGATCGCGCAGTATCCGGTAAACCTCGGCGTATCTGTTCGAGTTCGGGGATACGGTCCGATCCACAAGCAGCTCATAGCTCACGATATGCAGGTTTTTCAGCGCCGCCTGGAAGTCTGCATTGATACCGGCTTCCCACCGGTTAGCCCCGCGCACGCTGAAAATGACGACTAACAGCATAAGCAGTGCGAATCCCGCGAACTCAAAAATACTCGTTCCCTGCTCCACACGGTGATCCCTTGGGTTTCGTAATTCGCTGTTAATACCGGCAACCAGCCACTATTTCAATACCACCTTCGTTTTCTGAGAGTTCTTTATGACAACCAAGCAACCCGACTGGGAGCGCATTGAACAGCTCTTCCGGGCTGGTCTGCTTTCCGTCAGAGAGATTGCCGCCGCTTGCGGTGTGTCTCACACAGCAATCAACAAGCGGTCCAAAGCTGAAGGCTGGGATCGTGACCTGAATGCCAAGATCAAGGCCAAAGCCGATTCGCTGGTTTCCAAACGTGAGGTTTCCACAAAGGTTTCCACGGAAACGCTGGCAACCGAACGTGGAATCGTGGAGGCCAACGCTGAGGTCATTGCTGACATTCGTTTGGCTCACCGCGGTGACATTTCCCGCAGCCGTCGGCTTACCAACAAGTTGCTGGATGAGCTTGAGGCGCTGACGGATGAGCAGGGCACGATCAAGCAGCTGATTGCACAGCTCAAGGATGGCGACCATGACGACGGTGATGCGATGGCCGACGTGCTCGCTCTGGCCCAGAAAATGGGCGCATTACCGACTCGCACCAAAACCATGAAGGAACTGGCGGAGACCCTGAAGACTTTGGTTGTCCTGGAGCGCCAGGCTTACGGGCTGGATGAGAAGGACAAATCAACAGACACCGACGAACTGTCGAGCCTGATGGATGAATTAACGAAGGATGCCTGACCATGAAGCCCGAGCACATGAAGCTGCTCAGGGATAGGTTCTGGCGCCTGAACAACCTGTACTTCATCACCGATAAGAACGGGAAGAAAGTCCGCTTCCGGATGACGCAGGAGCAGATCGACTACTTCCAAGGTATGCACACCCGCAACATCATCCTGAAGGCTCGTCAGCTCGGCTTCACTACACTGGTCTGCATCGTCCAACTGGATGCTGCGCTGTTTGAGTCGGCAAAGTGCGCGCTGATCGCCCACACCCTGAACGACGCCAAGCGCCTGTTCCGCGAGAAGATCAAGTATGCGTATGACAACCTTCCCAAGGAGATACGCGCAGCCAACCCTGCTTCTAACGATGCTGCTGGTGAGCTTGTGTTCAGCAAGGGCGGATCGCTCTACGTGTCCACATCCTTCCGGGGCGGGACTCTACGGTATCTGCACGTATCCGAGTTCGGGAAGATCTGCGCCAAGTTCCCTCACAAGGCCAGAGAGATCGTCACCGGAGCATTCGAGGCGGTCGCCGCCGATTGCTTCGTTACCATTGAGTCGACGGCAGAGGGGCGGGCGGGGTACTTCTTCGATTACTCGCAGTGCGCTGAGAAGCAGCAGCTGTCCGGCGTGCCGCTGGGCAAGCTGGATTGGAAATTCTTTTTCTTCAGTTGGTGGCGTAACGGCCTGTACTGGCTCGACCCCGCTGAAGTCGTCATTCCGCAACGCCTGACCGATTACTTCAACGAGCTGCAGGCTAAGCATGGGATCGTCACGAATGCAGGACAGCGAGCGTGGTACTCGGCCAAGGAGAAAACGCTCGGCGACGACATGAAGCGGGAATATCCGTCGATTCCGGCCGAGGCGTTCCAGCAGTCTGTCGAGGGCGCTTACTACGCCAAGCAGTTCGCCAAGCTCTACGCGAACAAGCGGATTGGCGTTATTCCAAACAACAGCCACCAGCCGGTGATGACGTTCTGGGATATCGGTGTCGGGGATTCCACGGCCATCTGGTTCGTGCGCCAGATCGGCACTGAGTATCACGTCATTGATTACTACGAGAACTCAGGCGAAGGCCTGCGCCATTACATGAAGGTGCTCAAGGACAAGGGTTACACCTATTCCGAGCACTGGGGGCCCCACGATATTGAGAACCGCGAGTTCGGCAGCGATGCCAAGAGCCGCAAGGATATCGCCAAAGAGGGATACGAGATCGATGGCGAGCGTTATTCGATCAAGTTCCAGGTCGTTCCACGTACCGGGGTCGACGACGGCATTGAATCGGCCCGGGAGATCCTGGCTCTTTGCATCTTCGACGAGTCCAAGTGCGAAGAGGGCATTGGTCATCTCGAAAACTATCGCAAGGACTGGGACGAGAACCGTGGCTGCTGGAAGGACAAGCCATTCCATGACAGCACATCACACGGCGCCGACGCCTTTCGATACTTCGCTGTAGCAAAAACCAAACGCGTACGCACAGGCGGTGTCCGCCGCATAGGAGGCCTCGCATAATGCCCGTGCAATCAACGAACCCTGAATACGACGCTCACATTGATGAGTGGTGCATGATGGATGATGCCCTTGAAGGTGAAGAAGCCATTAAGCGGCGTGACCGTAATCTGCCCAAGCCCAGCGGCATGGTTGAGGCTGAGAAGCTGGATGCAGTCGCCAATCGCTATCTGTACGACAACTACCGGGCGCGCGCTCAGTACGAGCACTGGGTGCGTGATTCGTTGCGGTCGATGATGGGGCTGGTGTCCAGGCTGATCCCTGAAGTAAAGCTGCCCAGCGGAATGGCCGGCGTTGCGGAAAACGCTACGGCTGATGGCTTCGATTTGAATCAGCTTTTCATGCGGATCGTTCGCCAGACCATTTCACATGGCCGTGTCCCGCTGGTGGTCAACGTTGACGACTCGGGTTCACCATATTTTTCGACTTACACGACCCGCAACGCGATCAACTGGGATACTGCCGATCAAGGAGGACGCCAGGATCTGGTGCTTTCAGTGTTTCGCGAGTTCAGAAAGAAAGGCGGCGACCGCTACAGCCATGAATGCGAGACGGTCTATCGCGAGTTCTTCATGCAAGACGGCGTGTGCTACACGTCGGTACGCAATGAGGGCGGCGATATCGTCGAGGAAGAGCGCCCGCTGGGCACTTTCGGGAGCGGCAACCGCCTTGTACGCGGTCTGCCTTACCTGCCGGTTATCTACTGCGGCTCGACTGACAACTCACCGGACGTGGACGAGATACCACTCCTCACTATGGCCCGTGCCGCGCTGAAGTCCTACCAGCTCAGCGCTGACTACTTTAGCTCTCTGCATCAGACCAGTCATCCGCAGCCTTGGGTATCTGGACTGGATGAGACGGTAGAACTAAGTGTAACCGGCCCATCCGCTGCGTGGGATCTTGGTCCTAACGGGAAGGCTGAATACCTGGAGTTTAAGGGCACCGGAATTGAAGCCAACCGCCAGGCCATGTCAGACCAGAAGGGCGCAGCACTTGAGGCGGGCGCCAAGGTCATGGATGTGGGCGGCACCGAGTCCGGCGAAGCCCGCAAGACGCGCCAGAACGACCAGCATGCGACGCTGCACAGCATTGTGACTACCGCTGCCGCAGGCATCGAGCAAGGCTTGCGCTATGCCGCCGAATGGCTCGGCTTCAAGCCGGACGAAGTCACGTTCAAAGTTGATCCGGAGTTTGTCGTGCCGGAGGCGGAAGCGCAGCAGATCCTTGCTCAACTCCAGCTATGGCAGAACGGGATCATCGCGAAGACAGACCTGCGCAACAACTTGCGGCGAGGCGCGGTGATTTCGCTCGATCGAAGCAACGAAGACATAGACGAAGAGTTGGCGATGGAGCCACCCGTAGGCGGAAGCGATGAGCAGTGAAGGCTTTCTGACTGACGCCGCGACCCGGCATCAGGTGTATGTCCAGCGCTACGCAGGCGGCAGCATGAAGAAGCTGGCCAAGTTCATTGAGCAGGCCATCAAGACCGCAAAGGGAAGGGTCGCTGAGGGTTTAACCCAGTACGGTACGCAACGCTATGAGCAGCAGATAGCAACGCTGCAGCGTGATCTTTACTTCGTCTACAGCGAGATGTCGGTTCAAGCCCAGCTTGATCTGTCGGACCTCGCTACTTACGAGGTGGCATTCAACACGGCTCTGCTGGGGAAGGTTGTCAAGGCATCCATCCAGTACAGCAAGCCGTCGGCCGAGATGATCTCCGCAGCCGCGATGGCTGATCCAATGTACTTGGAGGTGGGTAAGGGGCGGCAGAAGATCAGCATTGCCGGTGCCCTCGATGAGTACACCACCAAAAGATCGGCCGAAATCATCAGCCAAGTCAGGATTGGTTCTGCTTTGGGAGAAACAAGCCAGCAGATTGCACGCCGACTGAGCCCGCTGGGCGTCAAGCAGCGCGATCAGGCCATGGCCTTGGTCAATACCATGACCAACCACATAGCCAGCACAGCGCGCGTGGAAACGTTCAAGGCGAACGACGACATCCTTGAAGGCATGAAGCGCATTGCGACTCTAGATGGGCGCACGACGATTTTCTGCATGAGCGTCGATCAGACGGTTATTCCGCTCGACGGCCCACGGCCTCCGTATCACTGGCGGTGCCGCACAAGCCTCATACCTGTGCTTAAGGCGAAATATGCCCGCGAGATACCTGGATCAGTTCGGCCCTCGGTAGGTTCTAACGGCGCTGTTCAGGTCAGTAGCAAAACGAGCTATCCCGAATGGCTAGCCAAGCAGCCAGTAGCATTTCAGCGCGACGTGCTGGGGGCGAGCCGCTATGACCTTTTCAGCAAAGGGGAGCTGAAAATTGAAAGATTCATTGATGACAACGGCAGGACACTGAATCTAGATCAGTTACGGCAACGCGAGTCTCTAGCGTTTGAGCGAGCAGGGCTGTAATGTCCCACTTCTTCCAAAGGAGCTGGGCGATGTTCAAATTACTCTTCAAAGCTAACGATGATAATGGTGATATTCACCACCTCAACGCTTTTTACAATAGCCACGAGGACAAAAACGATGGGCTGCCTCCTCTTTATGTCAAAGATATGTCTGGTGACGATGTTACGCAGGGGATTTCCCCGTCTGGACATCCTTTGAGAGGCATCTTTATTCTGAAAGATGGACGCAAGTTAGAGACGGACGACAAATACGCACCCTGGTAAAGAAAGACTACATAGAACCCGCTTCGGCGGGTTTTTTTATGCCCGCGAGGCGGGTAATCAATCCCAAGGGGACACCCATGTTCAAGCTGAAACAACTTTTTCTTAATGCGACCGGTGAAGGCGGCGAGGGCGGCGGTGCCGTGACCATTACCCCTGAGATTCAGGCCGTCATCGACCAACAAGTCGCTGGTTTGAAGACCAAGAACGCCGAGCTACTCGGCTCACTGCGCAGCACCAAGACTGAACTGGATGGTTTCAAGAGCCAGTTCGAGGGCTTGGACATCGACGCAGTGAAGGGGCTGCTGAATAAGGTTGGCCAGGACGAAGAAACCCGCCTGCTGGCCGAAGGCAAGCTTGACGAGGTAATCACCAAGCGCACCGAGCGCCTGCGTACCGATTACGACAAGCAACTGGCCGCAGAGAAGACCCGCGCTGACAAAGCTGAAGCCTTCGCTGCCAAGTACAGCGACAAAGTGCTGGCTGATTCCATCCGCGCAGCCGCCATCAAGGCTGGCGCACTCCCCGAGGCTGCTGAGGACATCATCCTGCGCGCCCGGGGCACTTTCAAACTCAGTGAAGACGGTGAGGCCATTGCCACCGACCGAGACGGCGAAGTCGTTTACGGGAAGGACGGTAAGACCCCGCTTTCACCGCTCGAATGGGCGGAGTCGCTGCGTGAAACAGCAACACACCTCTGGCCAAGGGCTCAGGGTGCCGGGCAGACCGGCGACCACGGTGGCAAGGCCACGAAGAAGTTTTCCGACATGACCGAAACCGAGCGCACCGAACTTTACCGAACGGATCCGGCGAAATACCGCCAGCTGCGCGAAGCCACCAAGCAGGAGTAACACATTATGGCGACAACTCGCCTTTCCGACGCAGTAATCCCCGAGGTCTACGCCGACTACCAGGCGGAGAACACTCCAGAAAAAACGGCATTCTTCGAATCCGGCGTTGTGGTTCGCAACCAGATGCTGGACCAGAAGGCCAACACTGGCGGGCAAGAAATTCAGGTGCCTTTCTGGCGTGACCTCGACGCATCCGTCGAACCCAACGCATCGAACGATGACCCGGCCGACATGGCTGCGCCGAACAAACTGGGTTCCGGCATTCAGAAGGCTCGCATCAGCTACCTGAACCAAGGCTACTCGGCCGCCGACCTGGTGGTCGAGCTGTCCGGCTCCGATCCGATGCAGCGCATCCGTAATCGCTTCGGTACCTACTGGCAGCGCCAGTGGCAGCGTCGGGTGATCGCTTCCGCTGTTGGCGTGCTGGCAGACAACATCGCCAACGATGCTGGCGACATGGTGTACGACGGCTCGGCAACCAACTGGTCCCGTCAGGCCTTCACCGCCGCCGTGTTCACTCTCGGCGATGCATTCGGTCAGCTGTCGGCGATGGCGGTTCACTCCCTGGCCTACAAGCAGATGATCGATGCTGACGACATTGATTTCATCCCTGACAGCAAGGGCAACCTCACCATTCCGACGTTCATGGGCCAGCGTGTCATCGTCGATGACTCCATGCCTGCCGTCGCAGCAGGTGATCCTGCTTCGATCACCACCACGGCGGTCCTGTTTGGTGCTGGCGCTTTCGGTTATGGCCAAGGAACACCGCTGGTTCCTGAAGAGGTTGAGCGTCAGGCCCGCGCGGGTAACGGCGGCGGCGTTGAAACCTTATGGGAACGCAAGACTTGGATCTTGCACCCATTCGGCTACCAGTTCACTGGTGACGACATCACCAATCGCGCCAATGCAAACGGCCGTACCGGCGCCGCAACCGCTGAGGATGAGTTCTCGCCTCTGCTGGCTGATCTGCGCAAGGCAGCGAACTGGAATCGCGTCGTTGACCGAAAGAACGTGCCCATTGCGTTCCTGAAAATCAAAGGCTGATAGGTCTGCAGGGACTTCGGTCCCTGCTTCGCGGGAGATGATCATGAGTGACGACATCAAGCCGGGCGAGCAGCTGACGCTTGCCCAAATCAATAAACTGCGCAATCAAGTGCGAACCGCACCTGCAAGCCAGGGCGGCAACCAAGCTGGCGGGAGCGATGAGAGTTGGCGGCTTCGAACAGACGGCCCAACCGTCTCTGAGTACGTCGCTGCCGGCTATAAGGCCAGCAACTACCCGCCAAAGGGCTATGAATCTCGCAGTTCGGCTGAAGAGATCACTGAAGCACTGAAGCTGGAGCAGGAAGCGTCGGAAACCGACCCTCTGAAAATGAAGGTCCCGGAGCTGAAAGAGTGGCTCATCGCCAAGGGCATCGAGTTCGACGCAACGGCAAAGAAAGAAGACCTGCAGGCCCTGGTGCCGAAGGAATAAGGACGCACACATGACCGATTTCCTCACTGTTGCCGATGTTGATGCTCAGCTGGGTCCTGCCTGGGCGGGTGCAGGTGATCCGGTCCTTGCTGTGACGATGGCAAACGCCTGGCTCACGGCCAAGATTAAGCGAGTCGTTCCCGATCCGACGCCCGTCGAGATCAAAACGGCTGGCGCTCAGGTCGCTAAAGAGGCGGCCGCAGGCAATTTGTACAAGGCCACGCAGAAGGAAGTTCAGAGCAAGACCGTTTCTGCTCAGTCTGGCACTTCGGTCAGCAAGACCTACGTCGCCGGCAGTTCGGATATGTCTCAGGGAGAAAACTTCGCTCTCGCGCTGCTGGCGCCGTGGATCAAGCGGTCCGGCACCATCATGCTGAAAAGGATCTGATCATGGGCATGCGTGACGAGATTCAGGCTGAACTGGCTGAGGCGTTCGATGACCCGGACGGCTTGGCCGACGCGGTACGGCAGTTCATTGGCGGTATAACCCTGCCCGGCAGTTGGGACCCCGTCAGTGAAGCCAGTGGCCCACCGACCGTTATTGAGTACAGCGGGCGTGGCATTTTCGGAAGTTACAAAGCCAATCTCATCGACGGACAGAGCATCAAGGCGTCAGACCAGCAGTTGACCGCCCTCACAAACGAGGTGACTGGTGTTCCGCAGGTTGGCCACAAGATAAATGGGTATGACGTGCTTGCGGTAGGCACCGATCCGACATCCGCCGTCTATCAAATCCAGCTGAGGAAAATCTGATGGCCGGATGGAGTACCCCCCCGACTGCCTTCATCGCTCAGATTGAAGGCGATATGACGAAGCAGTTGCGCATTATCGCAATGGCGCTCCTGGGCGAGATCGTCAGCCGATCGCCTGTGGACACCGGCAGGTTCCGCGGGAACACAACGGTCACGATTGGCTCGCCCGTGTTCTCGAACAGCCAGACCCTGGACCCAACAGGATCAGCCACGATCAGCAAAGGTGCATCAGTGCTTGCTGGCCTTAAGCCTTTTTCAATCATCTACATCCAGAACAATCTGCCGTATGCGGAGAAACTGGAGAATGGCCACTCCAAGCAGGCACCTTCCGGCGTCTTTGGGCTCGCCTTTGCTGGCGTCGCGGCGGTGTATGCATCATGACCTATGAGCAGATCCGCCAGACCATCACGGCTCGCATGGTGGTCTTCACCGGTATCGAGCAGGCGCGCATCTTCTATCCCAACGCTCAGTACCCGGCGCAGAACCAAGACAGCTCTGGCGTGTTCAAGCCTCCAGCCGACGGCCTCTGGTGCCGCCTGAGCATCCAGCACGCCACCGCGTTCATGGCGGGCATGGCGGACCAGCCCTACACCCGCAAGCCCGGCATCATCGCCGTGCAGTGCTTTGCCCGGCTTCGCACCGGCATGCGCGGCCTGAACGAACTGGCCGACGCACTGGAGGCGCACTTTGCCTACTGGAATGAAGGCGACCTTGAGTGCATCGAGGCCAGCCAGGTCGACGCAGGCGAGTACGAAGGCTTCTATCAGATCAACGTGAATATCCGGTTCAGGGCTGGCTGAAAAGGCGTAAGTACGCGCGCAATCCCATCCATCTTAGGTGGGCATCATTTTCGTTAGGAGGACTTGTTGAAGCGGCGTGGGACGTTAACGGGTCGCTTTTACCTTCAGGCCACATGGCGAAATCATGAACAATTATTGCAGCCACAGGCGGTATCGACGTAATAGACCTTGGCTGACCGTAGTACTCAGGGACTGTATTGCTCAGCGGCGAAAGACGTAAGTAAAACTGATGTCGCCAGTGCGACTCATGGCTCTCACATTCTTCAAGCGTCAGAGGGTCCTTTATTCGAGCCTTGGCCCTTTTATATTCCTCAATTAGACGAGCTGCAGTAAGCCAGGCAATTCTATCTGCTGGTGGCTGCCTTCCTGGATCTACTCCATTGCATAGGGAGCCGAATGCACGCTCGATACTTGTTTTTGCGTGATTCAAAAGATGGGCGTTTTTTCTCTCCTTGGAAGACTTCCATATTGCCCATCCAGCAAAGCCGGCCGATAGGCCTCCAAAAATCGCAGCGCCCGCTTGCGCCGTATCAACGACCAGCTTCCATGTTTCCTGATCCATAACGTCATCACTCAATTTTTAGGTTTGTGGATGCTAATCCACTGAGCAGAAGTCAATCCACATTTTCCCGCATTCCGCGGGTCTTGCCCCCATAGGAGACAACCATGTCGTCCGGCGCAAAAGTCGTTTCGCACATTATCAAGGAGGTGACGCCCGGCGTTACCCCCAACGGCACCTAGGACACGCTGCGCCTGACCGGTAACGCGCTGACCCCGACACCCAATACCGAAGTAAGCGACGAGATCACCGACACCCGGCTGAGCCAAGGCTCGGTGCTGACCAGCATCGATATCGGCGGCGATCTGTCGGCCGAATTCTCGTTTGGTTCGTTCGATCAGCTTTTGGAAGCCGCTTTCTATGGCGTCTGGACGAACGACGTGCTGCGTGTGGGCGATACTCGCAACACCTTCAGCATCGCCAAGGGTTTTACCGATATCGGCGTCTACGGCGTGTTCAGGGGCGCTCACGTGTCCACCTTCGCGCTGGAGATCCCGTCGGAAGGTAAGGTGACGGCCACGTTCAATATGGCGTGCCTGGATTACGTCGACTCCGAGGCATCGATTGTTGTCACCCCGAACGCGCCGACCACCACCCCGTTCCTGTCGAACAACAGCGTCGGCACAATTCTGGTGAATGGCGAATCGCTGGAAGGCGCGGCCTGCGTTTCGGCCATGACTATCAACCTGGACAATAGCCTGCAGACTCAGCGCTGCCTGGGTTCGGATCGACTCGGCCCAGGTGCCCACATCGCGACCGAAGCGGCCATCACCGGCACCATCACGCTGGCATGGTCTAAGCGCGCCTGGCAGATCTGGAAGAACTCCTTTACCCGCTTGCCGATCGCGGTCGAGTTCCCCATCACTGACTCGCTGGGCAACAAGTACACGTTCAAATTCCCGGCCGTGGAAGTGGACGGCGAACTGCCTAACGGCGGTAAGCGTGACCTGATCGAGGTCGAACTGAACTACACCGTGGCCAAGCAGAGCCCGACCATCACTCGCGACGCTGCTGACCCAGCACCGTAAACCCTTTTGACCGCTCCGGTGATAACGCCTGCCGGAGCGGTCCTTTCATGGCGTGGCGTTGAGGTTGCATCATGGCTCTCAAGCTGAAGAACAAAGAAGTGGTCGATACTGCTGCGAAGTGGTTCGATTTCGACAAAGACACCAAAGTCCAGTTGGTTTCGCTGGACAACACCGAATACCAGATTGCCATGGAGCGCATGCGCCGCCGTGTCGCTCGCAACGACGCCCAGTTCCAGGAAGGTGACATCGGCATCATCCAGGGCGAAAAGACTGAGTACGTCAATCACTGCCTGTCCATTGCGTCGTTCCTGCTGAAAGATTGGACCGGCGCGGTAGATGGTGATGGCAACGAGATCAAGTACACGGCCCAGGTGGGTGCTCAGATGCTTGAGGATAACGTCGACCTGTTCGTGTTCGTGCTTGAGCACAGCGGTGAGCTGGCCGCCTCCAAAAAGGTGGAGCAGGTTGAAACGTTGGAAAAGCCGTCGCCCGCTTCCAGTGGGAAAGCGAGTGGGCAGGGCCGGAAGCAGAAAAGCGCAAGTTGATCTTTCAGCGGTTCGGCATGGCGGTTCCTGGTGAGCCGCCCCAAGACCCGATCACTGCATACCTGCTGAATACGTTCAGAGGAGTATGCCGGGGGCGGCGTTACATCCCAGGCATGGGCGGCGTATTCCCAATGCCGCTTTCCGCGCGTGAGATATCGGATTGGCTGGATGCTAGGCCGTCACCGATACCCAGGGAGGAAGTCGACGACGTGATATTCGAGCTTGATCGGTTGTTCATGGATCAAGACGGCGACGATGAAGAAACCACATGATGCGGAATGGCCGCAGGAGAAGTGATGAGCGATTTCAAATCAGAATTGCTTGCGTGTCTCGACGAGCTGGCGGTCGCCCTTGCGGGACACGACCATCAGTGGACTCCAGATCAACGCGAAGCGTATGAGAGCTGTGTTACACAACTCACTTCCGATTGTAAGGAGACTGATTCGTCGGCTTCAGGCTGATCCCGAGCTCGGCCGCCTTACTGTATATAGCCTGCTCAGAGCGACCTAGCTTCAATCCGATTATGCGCGTTGGGGTGTTCCCAGTTGCGAGCGTGCGCAACTGAGACATCTCAGCGGCTGTCCATGCGGAGCCGCTTTTAGGTGGTTGCTTTGCCATTTCCAAATTCCTTTGGGTTGAATTGGCGATACGCTACTACGCTAAACCCGGAGCCGGTTACTGGACTTTCATCCAGCCACAGAACTGGCGCAGTCAGAATCATCGTGGAGAGCTTATGAAAAGAGATTGGGACCTGATCAGGCTGATCCTGATTGCTGTTGAGGAGACTGACGACGCTAGTCAGGCGGTATCCGACAAGGACATTCCAGGTCACGATCCAGCTTTAGTCGCATATCAGATGAGGCTGCTGAAAGAGGCCGGCCTGGTTGATGCGCACTGCGTGGCATTCACAAGCGAGCCTGGCGAATGTTTCGTTTTTTCCCTGACATGGGAAGGGCATGAGTTCCTCGACCAGATCAGGTCGAAAACCCTCTGGAACAAGACTGTAGGCGTCATCCAGGAGAAAGGGTTGGACCTGTCCTTCAGCACGATCAAAGCCGCCGCCGCAGCGGTTGCAAAAAGCCTTATCAGCTTTTAGCTTGGCGCAGTCCGTGCTGGGCTTTTTGCACATGGCTGGCATGGAGAAGCCCGCTGTATGGAGGCCTTGTTGCGCTTATGGACAGCAGCTAGTCGAATACCCCTTTTTGAGCGAGCGCGAGCAAAATTGGCGTAGCTATGTTTGGATTGGCAGCTAGTACCTTCATAAATTCAGAGTCGTCAAACTTCTCGCCGCGACTATGTCTTGCGAACAACTCAATCAGGTCAGGCGAACCGAGGAAAGCCTGTATGGCACGCACCTCGGGCGGGATATCTGAAGACTTTTTGTAGTCCGGGAATTCGTAATTGTTGATTTTTGCGGTATATAGAAACTGGCTGTCTGGATGCTCAGGGTCGGTGTCAATCTGATCGAACGCCTTGGAAAGTGATGCGGCGAGATTTTTCAGTCCTGATGCCGTGTTGTCATATCCAATATAGCGATGATGGGAAATGTCAAATGGCATATTAGAGGCTTTATTGTCTTTTACGATGATGGTTCTCGGCCTGCTAGCGTGGCTAAGCCCTAGCTCATAGAAGACGTTTGGGTTTGGATAGGTCACATCAGCCAACACATAGTCAGATCGCATGATTCGACTCACGATATCCGTAGATATCATTCCTAAGGCTGGCACACCATCTGCGCGCACAATATCGAGATCTGGCCTAGCTTTGAGCAGCGCCTCTTTAATGAGGTCGTCATATTTACTTTTCAGTTCCGAATAGCTGATTTTTTCTCCGTTAAACTCTTGATCCCCAATCGCCATAATCACGAAGCACGTCTTCTTTGCCATACCTTTTCCTTAAGTCATTGGCCCCATCTGCGGGCTTGCAAGCAACGGACCGAGGCTATTCGTTGAGGCGTAACGCTACTATGCCGATGGCGAGCCGCGTTACTGGTCATTCAGCCACGCTGGATGGGTGGACAGTCGAGCAGCCTAGCCTAGTACTGGTGAACAAGAGGATTAACGGTCGTTCGCCGTTGCGCTCGATGATGGTAGATTGATGCCATCAACAGGGAGTGAGTTGCGTGAAAAAAATATTAGCGTTATGCGTTGTAGGTGCGATTTTGGCTGGCTGCGAGACAACGAGGGTTTCGCCGGATCAGGCTAAGCCAGTACCTTCTGAAAACATTTATGCGTTTGCAAGGCCGACAAGCCCTGATGACGCCAGGATAGTATTCACGCAGGATTCCAGTTTTACGAGCTGTTTGGGTGCTGGTATGCAGGTATTTATTAACGAGCGCTTGGCTGCTGAAACCGGCAGCGGACAATCAGTAAAGCTTTACTCTAAGCCCGGACTTACGCAGCTGAGCATTAAAAACAACTTCGCGTGTGCGGGCGGCGAGCTGCGCGGACTGCTTTTGGATTTGAAGCCGGGGTATTCTTACCAGGTCCGTGGCTACCGCGGCATGTGGGACAAGGCCGAACCAATGCTCACATCCCCTGAACCTTACAAGTTCGCCAAATGATTCTCAAAGAGGCTGCGTGATGCAACTCGCAATTCTTCTCGTCCTGATTCTGATCGCCGTCATCCTTGCGCCTTGGCTTTTCGGCGTTATCGTCGCGGCCATCGCCCTCTACGGTGTATGGATAGCTGTGGTTGCGGCGCTGGTCGCGGCAGCCCTGATCGGCAGCGCCATCTACGCGTCACTCAATAACTTCAGGTCAAAATCAAGGCTTCAAGCTCAGATCGCTGAAGGCAATCGAATCATCGCTGAGAAGGAAAGGGCCAGATAGGCCTGATCATCAGAAAAAACACATAACCCGCTTCGGCGGGTTTTTTATTGCCTCAAGCCCGCCAAATGCGGGTTTTTTTCTTCTGGAGAAACCCATGGCATTGACATCGCGTCTCGCCCTTGAAGTGGATGGCCGTGGTGCTGAGGCTCAGATCAACTCTGTCCGTCGCGCGCTGGAGGCACTGAACGAAGCTGGATTGAGGACCGGACCAGTGGTCACGGGTGCTGGTAATGCAGTCAACACAGTAGGGCAGAACTCGCGAGGCGCAACCAGTCAGGTCCAAAGCCTGGAGCGCCAGGTTAAATCGCTCGCATCTGCCGCTGCCGGGTTGGCTGGCCCTTTGGCTGCAGCCTTCAGTGTCAAAGCTTTTTACGACGCAGCAGAGGCATATAGCACACTGACCAACCGCATGAAGCTGGTCACCTCTGGAGCTGATGAGCTGGCTACGGCGCAACAGGCGGTATTCGCAATTGCTCAAAGCTCACGTCAGCCACTGACGGCTACAGCTGAGCTGTATCAGCGCATAGCAACGAATCAGAGCGAACTGAAGCTGACAGGCGAGGGAGTCGCGGGAGTCGTTGGGACGATCAGTAAAACGCTGTCTATCTCTGGCGCCTCAGCCGCCTCAGCCAGTGCGGCGCTGGTTCAACTCGGCCAGGCTTTTGCCTCTGGCACTTTACGCGGCGAAGAACTGAACAGCGTTATGGAGCAGGCTCCCGCATTGGCGCAGGCAATCGCTGCTGGCATGGGAAAGACTGTGGGCGAGCTGCGCACGCTCGGCGCTGCAGGTCTTCTGACGGCTGACTCCGTCGTCAAATCATTGCAGGCTCAGCGCCAAGCAGTGGACGAACTATTCAGCAAGACCGCCGTAACGATCGGCAACAGCCTGACGACAGCCGGGAACTCTTTCACGCAACTGGTAGGAAAGCTTGACCAAGCAAGCGGAGCCAGCGCTTCGATATCGGCAAACATTTTGGCGCTCTCACAATCAATGGACGCGCTTTCCGCGACATCTGGCTCTTTGAACACCACCATCAGCGCTGTTGGCGCTGCGATGTCTGGTATCGGTGCCGCTGGTGCCGTGTTGCTGGCAAATAAGCTGGGAACAGTGCTGTACGCTTACACATCCACAAGGGCGGCAGCTATCACTCAGGCTACGGCCACGCTCAACTCCGCGAACGCGGATGTCATCAAGGCCAGGACGGCAGCCGCCGCCGCTCAGGCCGACTTGGCTCTTTACCGCGGAACAATATTGCAGACAGTAGCAGCGGGCCGGTACGCCGAGGCAAGGCTGATTCAGGCTGCAGCTGATGAGCGTGCGCGGGTTGCAACGTTGGGGTTGGCCACTGCTCAGCGCGGTCTTTTGGGATTGCTTGGCGGTCCAGCAGGCATTGCCCTGGCTGTTGGTACGGTTGCGGCAAGCATGTTTCTCATGCGCGACAACACTGACGAAGCCAGCAAGGCCTTGGATCAGCAGGGGCTGTCAGTTAACGAGATCATCAAGAAGTACGACGCTCTAAACAGCGCCCAGCAGCGTGTCAAACGCTTGGAGTGGATAGACCAGCAAGCGACGTCTATCGCATCCGCCGATGAGGCCCTGAAGTCCTACGTCGACAGGGTGAAAAATGGCGCCCTGTCTGGATATATGGGCTCAATTGGTATCGGCCCTCTTACTGGGGAGTTTCAAACTCTCATCAAGGAAGTGAGGGACGGGAAGCGCGATCTTGATAGCGTGAACCAGTGGCTCAAGCAGTCCATTGACCTGAGCAGCACAGCAGAAAAAGCGCTGGCCAAAACCACCGCCGAATACCAGAAGAACGTTGACCGCAACAAAGAGCTGGCATCTGTCCTTGGGCAAGTGAACGGCGAGCAGATGAAGACCGCACAAAGCGCATCTGCGCTGGCAGCGGCGCAGGCTGCTTCTGGAGCTCAGACAAAGGCCCAGCTCGGCGAGTGGCAGAAGTACATCGCCAAGCTGACCGAGGCGCGCGATCTGGTAGGAGCCAACGAAAAGGCCGAGGCTGCCTACCGGGCCGGGAAAATGGGGCTGACCAAGGAGCAGGCTGCCCAAGCCAGCATCGTTGCCGAGCAGACCGACCTGCTGAAGAAGTATGAGGACGCGGTGAAAACTGCGGACAAGGCTCAGCAGTCGGCGCTTCGGAATCAGTTGATCGCTCTGTACACCCAGCAGCAGGCTGCCGAGGACGCAACCGCAGCGGTCAAGAAAAGCCATGAAGACGCTGCGAAGGCGGCCGAGGAAAGCGCCAATAAGCAGATCGAGGAGATGCAGCGGGTCATCAACGCAGCATTGAGGTTGCAGGGCGGCCCGCAAATCGATCTTGGCATGCAGAAGAAACGCACCGGTTACGACTTGCTGACCAATGGTGCTTCACCGCTTGTGCCTACCCGGCTGACCCCGGCACAGCTCGCTGACAGACAGTTGCAACAGGTCACAGAGGGCACCAAGCCAAACAAAAACGCCGGCAAGGAGAAGGCATATCAGGAAGATGCCGGCACCAAGATGCTCGACGACGCGCGCCAGCGTTACGCGGTCCTGCAGCAGCAGAGCAAGGAACTTATCAACCAGGACGGGACGATCAAGTCCATCGGTGCCGAGCAAAAGAAACTGGTCGAACTGGAAGCAGAGATCGCCCAGCTCAAGGAAAAGAAGACGCTCACTACCGCGCAAAAGCAGGTTTTGGCCATGGCCGAACTGAACATTGCGCAGCAGAAGCAAAACGCCGCACTGGAAAAGGAGACTGAACTTCGCAAGACCGCTTACGAGGAAACGCAGAAGCTTGCGGCCTTCCAGGCGAATCTGAGCAGCCAGCTCGTCAAGGATCAGACCGGTCTCAGCAATAATTTGGCCGGTTTGGGTATGGGCGATCAGGCCAAAGCACGGTTGCAGGAGCAGTTCAGCATCCAGGAGCAGTACCAGTCCCAGCTGGACAATTTGTTGCAGCAGCGCAACGAAGGGAAGATCACCCAGGATCTATACAGCAAGGAAACGAATGCGCTGAATGCCGCACTGCAAAGCCGGCTGTCTATGCAGCAGAAGTATTACTCGGACGTCGACAAAGCCCAGTCCGATTGGACGCTGGGCGCCAGTTCGGCGCTTGAGAGCTACTTCGAGCAGTCGCGCGACGTGGCCGGGCAGACCAAGCAGCTGTTCACCAACGGTTTCAGCAACATGGAGGATGCTGTCCTCAACTTCGTAAAAACCGGGAAGGCCTCATTCAAGGATTTTGCTGACGGGGTGGTTTCTGACTTGATCAGGATTCAGCTCAGGCAGGCCGCAGCAGGTTTTCTGAGCACAGCGTTCAGCTTCCTGAGTGGCGGTAGTGCGGCGCTTGGCCAGGGCACCATGACGGGTTCAAGCCAGACGATCTCGCAGACTGGATTCTCTGGTGGCGGCTTTACTGGCATCGGTGGCAAGTACGACGAAAAAGGCGTAGTGCACGGCGGCGAGTTTGTCATCAAGAAAGAAGTGGTCAGTCAGCCTGGCAATCGTCAGTTCCTGGAGCGCATGAACTCCAACAAGAAGGGCTACGCCGACGGCGGTTATGTCGGCAAGGCTGCTACGACAGCAGCGTCCAGCAGCCCTCAGCAAACGGTATCACCGGGCGCCAGCGGCCCACCCATTCACCAGTCGTTCCAGTTCCAAGGCACTCCAGACGAATCGACCCTCAGCATGGTCAAGGAAGCGGCGTACCAGGGCGCGAAGGGTGGTTACGAGATGGTGATGCGCGACTTCAAACAAAACGGACCCATCCGCCAGCTTGCAGCCAGGCGCTAATCGATAAGGAGTAACGCATGGCTTTCACGTGGCCTGCTTCGCTGCGCCCGTCAGAAATGAGCTGGGGCATCGTCAACAATGGCCGGGCGTTCACGTCTTCGCTTTCGAACGCCCAGCAAATCGTTGGCTACCCCGGCGCGTACTGGCAGTGCACGCTTACCTTTGGCCTGCTCACGCGTGCTGAGGAGCGCGAGCTTTCGTCGTTTCTCGGCAAGCTGGACGGAATGTTCGGCACTTTTAACCTTCCGGATTTCACGCGGTACCGGAAGGACAGTATCGGCGCGCTCAGCGTAGTCAGCGGTTTCGCCCAGGCGCGCAGCATGATCATTGCTGGCGCGCCGGCTAACTCCCCGGTCTTCAGCGTTGGTGACTACATCACCATAGCGGGAGAGATGTTCGAAGTGACCGACCCGGCGTCGTCGAACGCTCAGGGCCAGGCCACGGTGCTGCTCAACAAGCGCATTCGCAAAACGCTTCCGGCAGGCGCAGCGGTTGAATACCTGAACCCCTACTCGGAAATGCGCATGACCTCAGACACATGGTCGATGACGCGCCGGCCAGTGGTCGCCAACGGCAGTTACTCATTCAGGGAGGCATTCTGATGCCCTCAGCTTTCCCTTTCAGCCAGAAGGTGGCGGATATCATCGCCACTGGCAAATTCATGCCGGTCTACGCCGTACAGCTCGATTTCGCTGACGGCATGGTTTTCGCCCACACGGGAACCGGTGAGCTGGTCGTCGACGGCATCACTTATGAAGGTGTGGGCAATTTTGGCCAGGTCAGCCAGTCGCAGGAAAGCGACAACTCAGGCTCGCCCATGTCGGTCGACCTGACGTTGAGCGGGCTGGACTCCTACATCCTGTCCGAAACCAACTTGCGCGGTTGCCGGGGCCGAATGGCCAAGATCATCTTCGTGGTGTTCGACGAGGCTGGCAACTACGCCGCCGACATCCTGTTTTCCGGGCGCATGGACGCCCCCAAGTTCTCGTTCGCGGGCAATGGCCAGGACGGCAACACCATCACCGTGCCGGTCATTGACCGCATGGCCGAATGGAGCCGAACCGGCACCGAGCGCTGGACGGACGAAAACCACCGCGCCCGGCACCAAGGCGACCGATTCTTCTACGCAATCGCGCAAATGTCCGAATGGCCCATCTACTGGGGGGCTGCCAAGGATGCGCCGACCTTCACCTACGGAAATTAGCTATGCGCCATCGAGACTGGACCACGCGTCTGCACGAAGTAATCAAGGCTGCCCAAGGGCGGCCTTTTTTGTGGGGTGAATTTGACTGTTGCCTATTTGCCGCCGACTGCTCGAGCGCCGTGTGCGGTGTCGATCCTGCAGAGCAATACCGAGGCACCTACAAGACCGAGGCGGGCGCCAAGCGTGCGCTGAAGAAGCGTCACGGCAGCCTGGAAGCTGCATGGGATGCCTGCTTTGCAAGGGTTGCCGTCCCGTTCATCCAGCGCGGCGATGTCGTGATGTACGAAGCGCCGGCAGGACGCAGCATGGCCGTGTTCTGGGCAGGTGATTACTGGGCAACGACCGATGACGGCGTTGCTCGAGTTGTGTGTGAGCCGTTGTCAGCCTGGAGGGTTGAATAATGCCCAGTGGCGTTAAAAAAATTGCCCAGGTCGCCGTTGGCGCTGTGATTGGTTTCGTGCAAGGTGGCCCGGTGGGTGCTGCTATCGGCGCTGGCCTTGCCTTCTACGCGGCATCACAGCAGGAGAAGCTCAACACCAAATCACCGTTGCGCGATAACGAGCCGTCCGCTCAAACGGTGAGGTCGTCCAAAGCGCCGATCCGATTCATCCTCGGTCGTGTATCCACCGGTGGCGTGCTGGTCTGGGCGCAGGAGCAGTCCGGCACGCTCACAGAGGGCGAGCAAATCCACCTTGTGTACGTGCTGTGTGAAGGGGCTATCGATGGGTTAGAGAACATCTACCTGGGCGAGGAAGAGATCGGCTCGTTCGGTGAGTTCGCCAGCTATGAGCTGATCGTCAACCCGACAGAAGTGAACGCATTCCTCAAGGCAAACTGCCAGGACTGGAAAGACAGCCAGATCGGGCGCGGCCTGTCGTACGTGCGCATCACCCTAAAGTACAGCGCCGAGAAGTTCCCGTCCGGCATCCCTGACACCCGCTTTGTGCTCCGTGGCCGGAATGACATTTACGACCCGCGCACCGGCAACAACATCTACACCGCCAACACCGCGCTGCACATCCTCTGGTACCTACGCACCCGCTGCAACGTTCCGGATGACGAAATCATTTTCGAGACATTCGCCAGCGCCGCAAACGTCTGCGATGAAGCGCTGACCAATGCCGATGGCTCCGTCAGCCAGCGCTATCGTACCTCCTGCGTGATTGGTGCAGACGAACCGCGCCCGGGCGTTCTGCAGAAGATGGAAGCGTCATGTGCCGGTAAGTTGATACGCGTCGGCGGCCGCTGGATGCTTCAGGCTGGTGCCTATTACGGCCCCTATGACTTCGAGATCACCGAAGACATGATCATTGGCACCGTGTCCGGCAGCACCGAATCGACCAACGATTCCGCCATCAACACGGTGCGCGGCACGTTCATCGACCCAGAGCAGTCCTGGACCGAGACGGATTACCCAGAGGTCAGCGTTTCCGAATGGATTCTTGAGGACGGCGGCGAGGCTGCCGAAACGATGACGTTCCCGTATGTGGACGACGCGTACCAGCCTCAGCGCTTGGCAAACATCGCGTTACGCCAACGCCGGGCAGGCGGGGCGATCAGCCTGCCGATGAACTTTTCAGGCTACAACTGCCGGCCCGGCCGCGTAGTCCTCGTCAACCTGCCATCACTGAACATCTTTAGCGAGTTCATCGTCTCTGACTGGTCGATGGGCGACAACGAAGGCTGCACAGTTCAGGTCAAGCAATACGAGGCTGCAATCTTTGATGACGCCGTGGGCCAGCCTTACAACCCGCTGGGCTTCATCAACATGCCAAGCGGCGGGCTTGGGTCGCCCACCGGGCTTGCGTGGTCGGCTGGCGATGTTGCTGAGGTGGTGCAGGGCGTGCTGTCGTGGGTCCCACCGCAGGGCATCGTCACCTCGTATGTGGTCACGGTTCGCCAGGGCGGAAATGCCGTGCAGTCCCGCGCTGTGCCCGCCACTGCCAACACGCTGGCTATCAACGGGCTGCCGTCGGGTGCGTACACCATGGGTGTGGCCGCGCTGGGGCCAATGGCCCGGTCTGGCGAGGCAACGATATCGGTGAGCATTCAGGGGCCGCCAATACCGGAATCGTGCGTAGTGCAGTCCTCGCTCGACAGCATCGTGTTGATTCCTCAAAACCCGAATCACGCGCTGAACGGCGGCACCTACGAGTATTTTTTCAGCACCAATCCGAAGGCAACATCAGGCACGGCCGAGTATCTTGGGCAGGGCTTGTCGTTCACTCACAACGGCCTGGCGTTTTACACCAACTATTACTATTTCATCCGATCGTCCAATGCATACGGGAAGAGTGCTTTCCTCTATGTACCAGCTTCAACGTCGAACGACGTGTCGGCTTACCTGGCGGCTCTGGCCGGGAAGATCACCGAAACCGAACTCGGCCAGAAGGTACTGGAAAAAATCGAGTTGATCGACGGCAACGGTCCAGGCTCGGTAGACGACCGTTTGGCCGAAGCAAAAGCTGCACTGGCCGAGCAGATCTCGGACGTTGACGATGCGCTGGGCACTGTCAGGGCGGAACTGCAGCAGCAGATTGATAGCATCGCTGACCTCGCCGATTCCATGCCCTACAAACCGCGAGATACTTACTCGGCCGGGCAGGGCGTACTGGGCTCGGACGGGATAATTTACCAGGCCACGCAGAACGTACCGGTCAACACGCCGCCGCCGAACACCACCTACTGGCTGAACGTTGGCCAAGCGGTGGCCACGGCTGTGGGGTTGGCGTCTCGGGTGCAGACGGTAGAAACAAAGGTCACGTCCATTGAGGGCGTCACCAGCGCTCAAGCCAAGCAGATCACAGGGTTGCAATCGTCTCTGGACGGCAAGGCCT